GTGGCGGGCATCTCTCCCCACGGTGCCAGGAGTCGGGCCCGAACGGTTTAGAACATCCGTTCGACGGGCGGATCGGGGCGGATGATGGTCAATCCAGCCGCGCTAGGTTGCCTCGCTGCGCTCGCGCTCGGTCTCGTCGCCTGGTTGTCGCTCCTCGAGCTCGTCGCCTGGCTCGGTCGCTCCGCGGGGCTCCTGTGACACGCGAGCCGCCGCCGATCCGGGTCGAGCTCGAGCTCGGGCGCTCGGGGATCGGGACGCTCCGGGTCGGCGGGGTCGACATCGGTCCCGCCGTCCGCCGCGCGCGGTTCGAGATCGCCGCGGGCGAGCTCCCGCTCGTCGAGGTCGACCTCGTTCCCGGCGGCGCGGTCGTCGCGGTCGAGGGGCGGCTCCTCGTCGACGGGATCCCGATCCGGGTCGACCCGTGACACGCGAGCCGTCACAGCTCGAGCTCCTCTACGCGACCCGCCGACCGAACCGGAACACGGCGGCGGTCGAGCGGACGATCCGCGCGCTCCGCGATGCCGAACGGCTCGAGGCGATCGACGCGGCGCTGATCGCCGCCGCCCGCTCGACGGCTCGAGCGCTCGACCACGCACCGAACCCGTACGTCGCCGGGACGGTCGCTCGCGTGCACCTCGAGGCGATCCGCCTACTCGCCGGTCGACCAGCTCCGGAGTCCGATGAGCTCGACGCGTTCCTCGCCTCGCTCCGCTCCGCCCCGGTTCGCGACCCCGCGGAGCGCTGATCGTCCGACGCTCGGCGAGGCGGTCGCGCGGGTCGGTGCGATCCTCGGGACTCCGCCCCTCGCCTGGCAGCGGCTCGTGCTCGACACCGCGCTCGAGCTCGAGCCGGACGGTCGACCGGCGTACCGCGAGGTCCGCGTGACGGTTCCGCGCCAGCAGGGCAAGACAGCCGGACTGATCCTCCCGGTGATCGTGCACCGCGCGCTCGGCGGCGTGGATCCGCGAGCTCAGCGGATCCTGTACACCGCGCAGGATCGGAATCACGCTCGCGAAAAGTGGTCGGAACAGGTCGAGCTCCTCGACCGGTCACCGCTCCGGCGGCTCTACACGACCCGGCGGTCGAACGGCTCCGAGTCGGTCCGCTGGCGCACCGGGTCGACCCACGGGATCACGGCATCGGGCGAGACCTCGGGTCACGGGTTCACGCTCGACCTCGGCATGATCGACGAGGCGTTCGCGCAGGTCGACGACCGGCTCGTGCAAGCGTTCCGCCCCGCGATGGTGACCCGACCGCGCGCGCAGCTATGGGTCGTGTCGACCGCCGGGACCGATGAGTCGGTGTTCCTCCGCGAGCGGGTCGAGGACGGTCGAGCTCGGGTCGAGGCGGACGAGCGCTCCGGGGTCGCGTACTTTGAGTGGTCCGCCCCTGACGATGCCGACCCCGACGACCCGGCGACCTGGCGCGCGGCGATGCCAGCGCTCGGGACGCTGATCGACCTCCCGACGGTCGTGGCGGATCACGCGGCGATGGACGCGGGCGAGTTTGCGCGCGCCTACCTCAACCGCTGGTCGCCTGGCGGAGCTCCGGTGTTCTCGCTCGCCGAGTGGGTCGCCTGTCTCGACCCGAGCTCGAGCTCGAGCCAGGCTCCCGCGTTCGGGCTCGACGTCAGTCCCGACCGCTCGCACGCGTCGATCGCGGTCGCGGCGGGACGACCGGACGGTCGCGTACACCTCGAGCTCGTCGACCGCCGGAGCGGGACCGACTGGCTCGTCGGGCGGATCGCCGAGCTCCTCGAGCGACACAACCCGACCGCGATCACGGTCGACCCGGCGGGACCGGCGGGCTCGCTCGTCACCGACCTGACCCGGCTCCCGCGGATCCCTCCGCTCGTGCTCGTCACCGCGCGCCAGTACGCCGCCGCGTGCGGCGCGCTGTTCGACGACGTGGCGACCCAACGGATCGCGCACCGCGGACAGCCCGCGCTCGACGATGCGGTCGTCGCAGCTCGTCGACGGAACGTGAGCGACGCGTGGGTGTGGGCTCGACCGGTCGGGGTCGTCGACCCCTCGCCGCTGATCGCCGCGACCCTGGCGCGGTGGGGCTGGTCGACCGCTCCGCGGCTCGAGGCGACGATTTATTGAGCTCGTTCCGGTGTAGATCTTACCCGGTCGAGCGCGGAATCTCAGCTGAGATTCGGTCGCCGGCGACCAGGTTATCGAGCTCGAGCGGGTATCCGGGTCGCTTGACGGCTCGGATAACCGGGCTATGGTTCCGCCCGTGCTCGAGGGGTTCGCGGCTGGCTGGCGTCGACTGTGGGCTCCGCGACCCTCCGAGAGTGATCTCGGAGGTCGGATCGCGTACGAAAGCTCGCGACCGCTCGGGCTGGCTGACTACCAGTCGCTCCCGGCGGTCGCTCGAGCTCGCTCGCTGATCGTGTCGCTCGTCGCCGAGCTCGAGCTCGTCGCCTGGCGCGATGGGCTCCCGCTCGACGATCAACCCCGCATCGTCACGCGACCTCAACCGGGGTCGACCCGTGACGCGTTCCTCGGGTCGATCGCTGGCGAGCTGTTCGACCGGTCGAACGCGTTCGTATGGCTCCCGACGAGCGGGCGGAATGCGACCGGGTATCCCGACACCGCGGTCGTGCTCCCGTTCGATCGCGTACAGGTGTCGTGGGACGAGTCGGGGCTGTTCCGCCGCTACCGCGACCAGCGGCTCGGCGAGCTCGTGCCAGGTCGCGACCTCGTGCACATCGAGCTGCCAGGTCGTCGACCCGACGAGCTCCTGATCCCGAGCAAGTTCGACACGAACGCGGAAGCGCTCGACCGGATCCTCGCCGCCGAGCTGTACGCCGAGGATTGGTTCACGAACGGAGCGGTCCCGTCGGTCACGCTCAAGTTTGCGGGACCGATGAACGCGAAAGAGGCGAAGGACGCGAAGGATCAGTGGATCGCGAACCACCGCGACCACAGCCCCGGCGTGCTCAGTCAGGGATGGGACATCGCCGAGACCGGTGGCAACCCCGAATCGTCGCAGCTCCTCGACACGCGGCGGAACGGCGTACTCGAGGTCGCGCGCATCTGGGGGATCGTCCCGGCGGAGCTCCTCCTCGCCGAGCTCGGCGGGAGCTCGCTGACGTATCAGAACGTCGCCGGGATGCTCGACACGTTCGTTCGCGTGACCGGACAGCCCGAGTACCTCTCGCCGATCGAGGCGGGGCTGTCGGACCTCGTGCCTCAGACCCAAGCGGTCCGGTTCGATCTCGGCGAGCTGTTCCGCCTGCAGGAGATCCAAGCGATCCCGCTCGAGGCGCAGGCGATCGACGCGGGGATTTACACGCTCGAGGAGGTCCGCCGCGACCACGGTCGACCGCCGGAGTCGACCCCGCGGATCCCGCCCGAGCTCGCCGCGACACCACCAGCCCTACACGAGGTGACAGCATGACGGAGCTCCTGACCCGCGAGCTCGGCGGACAGCTCGAGGTGCGCTCCGAGTCCGAGCGGATCGTCGACGCGCGGCTCCTCCGCTGGGGAGAGGTCGCCGACACGCCACAGGGTCGCGAGGCGTTCGTTCGCGGAGCGTTCCGCGGGATCGACCCCGGCGAGATCGCGCTCGAGGCGATCGGTCCGCATGGCGCACAGCCAGGCGTGCGGCTGGCTGGTCGCGGGATCTCGCTCGAGGAGCGGGACGACGGTCCGCACGCATCCTTCCGGGTCAGCCGCACGCGTGACGGTGACGAGCTCCTCGAGCTCGCGCGCGATGGGGTCTACCGCGAGGTGTCGATCGTGTTCGAACCCGTCCCGGGCGGCTCCCGGTTCACCCGCGATGGGGTCACCGAGCGAACGCGCGCCAGGTTGGCGCGGGTCGGACTGGTCGAGCGCGGAGCCTACCGAGGAGCCGCGGTCCTGGCAGTGAGGAGTGAGATCGTGAACGAGACACCGAACCCGAACCCGGAGCCGGATCCGGAGCCGACCCCGACCCCGCCCGAGGCGCGCGTGTCGGTGCTCGCGCGGTCCGACGAGCTCGACCAGCTCCGGACCGACATGCTCGACCGGATGACCCGGCTCGAGGCGGCGGGTCGCTCGAGCTCCGGCGGCGTGAGTGGGCCGCTGGCGCGGTTCCTGACGTTCGGCGACTACCTCGACGCGGCGTATGGGGATCCGCTCCTCGCGCGAGCGCTCGCCGATCAGATCACGACCGAGAACCCTGGCGTCGTCCCGCCCGCGTGGGTCTCGACGATCGCCGGGATCGGGACGTTCACGCGACCGGCGATCACCGCGCTCGGCGGAGCTCGGTCGCTCGGCTCGTCGGGGATGGAGCTCGATTGGCCGTACCTCGACCCCGCGCTCGACCTCGACACGATCGTCGGCCAGCAGATCGCCGAAAAGACGGAGATCACCTCGGTCAAGGTCAAGATCCTGAAGGGGTCGAGCCCGATCGCGACCTACGCGGGCGGCTCCGACGTGTCGTACCAGCTCATCCGGCGGAGCTCGCCGAGCTATCGCGAGGCATACGTTCGGATCCTGACGATCGCCTACAACCGGACCACCGAGGCAGTGTTCGAGCGAGCGCTCGAGGCGGGAGCGGGCTCGACCGCGGTGCTCCCCGCTGGCGTCGACGCGAACGCGCTCCGTGCGTTCCTGTTCGCGGCGAGCGCGCTCGTCAATGCGGCGACCGGAGCTCCGGCGACCGTCGATCTCGTCGCCTCGGACGAGTGGGGGCGGATCGGCGGGCTCCCGGGTCTCATGCCACCGACGTACGGGACGTTTAACGTCCCGGG